TTTCAGTTCCATCATAGCTTCCCTTTTCATCCTCTGCTGAATTGTCTAATTTGTAATAAGCTAAATTGGTTGTAGGGTAATCTACTGTATCAGTAGTACAAGTATATACACAAGCGGTTTCTGCGTAAAGAGTAGATACTTCATCAGAAGATAACGCTTTAGAGAATATTCTTACTTGGTCTATTTTGCCATTAAAATAGTTTGTTTTTGCAGAATTAGATGCTCCACCAATATAAGGATAGGCGTATTGTGAGGTGATAGCAGTATTAGCTTGTGGTGAGGCAGTTAAAGGTGTATCATCTATATAAACAGCACTTGGCGTATCACTTCCTCCTTGCATTACTACAACAAGGTGATGCCAAGTATTTAAAGATAATGTAGCAGTATATTGTAGATTAGTAGTAGAAGTAGAACCATTAGTTCTTATACCATAAATTCTTACACCATTGTTGACAACAATATTCATTTGTCCTACTAACTCTCCTCCTAAAACAATATTAGAATATAATGTATCAAAAGAAGTTACACTATCATTTACATAAAACCAAAGAGATAAAGAGTTAGCATTAGCTACATTTATACCATCACCAGATGTAAGCTTTATTACACTACTACTCCCATTAAATCTTGCACCATAGTTTATTTGACCATCTACTCCGAACTCAACGTTTGTAGGTGTGCCACTATAATCGGTTGATGCGTCAGGGGCAGTACTTGCATCATAATTCAAAGAATATAAAGCAACACCACTTGAATCGCCAAAGATGTCAGTTGTATCGGTTAGACAGGCTTCTTCTGCTCCTGTGTTTATTAAACGTTTTCCTAAAATCATATTACTTCGGGTTCAGATGGAAAAAACTGTACTTTGTATTGCAAAACAGTCTTGTAAGACTTCTTAGCATTTACCTCAGCTTCTAACCTATCGGCTTCCGCTAAGATACCCGCTCTCTCTGTAGCTACTTCTGTATCAATATCTATGTTTCTTTCTATCTGTCTAATAACTTGCCAATCGGTTGGTTTTAGTAAATCTCCTGCTTTTGATTTAATCTCTGCAATCTTACTTGCTTTGATGTCGGCTATTTTGTATCGTTTCTCGGTTTCGCCTATTGGGTCGCCATTTTCGTCTAAAATGTCCATATCTTGACTAAAGTCTATGTCAGATACATCGTAAGTAACTATTTCGTTTACTTCATCAAAATATAATCCACCCTTTGTTTGAGTTTGTGGGTCGTATGCTGGTTTAACGACATCATAAATACCCAATTCCTTTAACCTTTCATCGGATAGGTTTTTAGAACCTCCCAAAATAAGCGTATTGCCTACTTTCAATTTATTAGGCAAACTTTTATAAAGTTTTATATTTCCGTCTTGTACTAATGCTTTCATAATTATACGCTTTGTGAAATTGATAAAAAGAATGTATTTGCAGCGGTGCAAACTACTTGTATAAAATTAACCGCTCCTGCCGTTGCATCATAACTTCCTGCTACCGTAGTAATAGTATTTGTAGTGGTGTCAAAGGTCAAAGATGACGTACCTCCTGAATCCGTTACAATAATGTCTTTTACATCTCCTATTGATGCGTTTGTAAAGTTTAAATCTACTGCTATGCTCGATGTCATTGTAAAAACAGCAGCGGTGTCAAAATCTACATCTACATCGGCTGCTGCGGTTAATGAAGTTGAACCCCTTAGGCTATCCCCTGTTCCACTTTGACCATATATATCTGCGGTCATTTCGTTTACTTTTACAAAGGCATTTCTTAGTGGTTCTCCATCTCCTGCGTTTGCAGTTCCCACGTTTATTGTTGCTCTTGCCATATCTTAATTAAATAATGTTATTAATGTTAAATCTGCTGTTATATCTGTTCTATCTACGCTATAAAGTAGAGTATCGTCTATTGTTAATGCTAATGTTTCTGTTTGACCTCCTGTAATGCTATCTAAAAAACATTCAGGAGCAGAAAAATCAGGTATTGATTCGGCAACCGTAAAGTCCTCCAATCCAAACTCTGTATAACAATATATCTCTCCCCAGTTTATTGTGTTAGCCATATTATATCAATACTTTTTTTTGGTTTTTGTTATATATGTCTTTTGTAGATACTCCTTTAACCTCTCTACATTTATTTGTTTAGGTTTATAATCGTTTCTTACAAAACCCATCCTTCAAAATTTGCGTTTTTATCAGGATATACGTCATCGTTAGAGTTTGTGTAATATTCAGGGAATTTACTACTCGCATTAAATGACATATAATCTATAAATCTTTCAGTATAATACTGCGCTATGTTTCTTTCTTTTTCTATTAAGAAATCTACTTCGTCTTTTTCTACATTAGATGCGTTTTCACTACTGTGCTTAAATACACCCTTATTTGCTATTGTATAAGCAGCGAAGGGTAAATACTCAACCATTGCCCAATGTATTAGCATAGGCTTTACAAAGTCTGTTACAAGTGTCAAATAATCCCCTGTAAGTGTACTTGCCTCTATGTCGTTTTGTATCTTGTTAAATAAATCTGTACCTAAATAGTTTCTAACGTGTATGTCTTGTGCAATTTTAATGTATTGCAAAAACTTATCACTATCTACGTTTCCATTTACAGAAGTAAATTTGACTAAATCCTTACGTGTTATAAATAATCCTTCTGCCATTTCTTATTTATTTACAAATCCTTTTTTAGGCATATCAACGGGTCTTGTTGCTACCTTTTTATCGTTTGTTTCAGGTTTAAAACCTTCTTTTCTTGCTTGGTTTACACTTACCTCCGCATTAGGGTTTCCCACATCAGGTTTTACACCCTCTGATTTTGCCATATAGGTTTTACGCATCCAAAAATGATGACAAGCTCCACCACCTTTGTATAACCATATATCGTAAGTGTCAGCACCGTTTAGACCCCAACCTGCATTTACTGCTCTTTGGCTCATTGCCATAATGTCCTCTTTTCGGTATATCTTTTTAGCACTTACCATTTTTTTGCAAAACTCCCTACTATTTTCTTGGGTTTTTAAAGGTGCATATTGGTATCTTACCTTAAATTGTAATCCTTCTTCGTTTTCACCGTCTTGTTCACTTCCCGCTGTTGGTCTTGCAGTTCCTGTACTCGCAAGTCCTATCATTTTGTCTAATACTTCTTCTTGGTCGTAATCAACAGGTCTTTCATCTACAATTTCCCAATCGTCTAAATTTTCATCCTCTCCAAACTCATTTAATAGGTCAAACATTTTGTCATCAGGAAAGTCCTTCTTAGACAATTTAACGCCTGTTTCTTCCTCTCTTGCTTCGTTTGTGATGGCATTGTCCGTTTCTATAAATTCAAGCGGTTGTAGGGTCTTAAAATAAAGTTTTAAGGATATGCCATTAACAGCTAAAATATCGTCTATGCTTTCAATTATTAAATCCTGATAAGGTCTAATAGTTGTATTGTTGAAAAGCAAAGATGCAGTTTTAATTTCGTCTGCATTATTTCCAAGTCCGTTGTTTCCATCCCTAATACCTAAAAGCAAAGGTGAAGTAATTCTGTGGGCTACCATTAATTTGCTTACACATTCGTTAGATAGGTATTCGTAATGCTGTGGTGCATCGTTTAATGGTATATCATCTACGGTTGTTTTGCTTTCTGCATTGTTGTTAAACGCAATAATCACCTTTTCGCCTCTTGCGCCTGTAAGCTTACGCATTACATCAGACTTGATTTGTAATTGTTTATCCCTATCGGGTACACCGTTATTAAAGTTTACTACCTTAGTTCCGCTAAATCCGTTTTGAACGTCATTAATAAGATAGTCGGCAACTTCACTTTCAAGTTCTGCATACGCAACTCCACCCATATAATCAGGTGGGCAATAGTAATCATATCCTGACAAATACCTTTTTATCATTTTAATTTCAGGTTCTTTCCCGTTTCCAAAACCAAAAGCTGCTATTCTTTTTGGTTTGTCGTTTGGTTTTATTTTAGACCAGTCATTAAAATAATAATATGCTTCTATTTCACCATCATCATTACATTTTTCTGCTCTTAGTGTTTGTCTTGGAAAGTGTTCGGCTCTTGCTACTTGTCCATCCTTATATAACACCTGAAAACTTGCCTCACCTAATAGTTTAAGGTCAAAGGATATTTTTCTAAGACACGAATCGTGAAAAATAGACCTAAGGGCTGCGTATTCGTCTGTTTTAGTGCTACTATCTAAAGCATCCAAACCTTTTCCGTAAATCATTTGACTAACACCATTAATAATAGCATTGTTTGTTGTAGATTGTACAAAAAGGTCTATTAGGTAAGAGTAAAAGTCGTTATCATCTCCATATTCTACCCAATCACGTTTTTTGTCCTCTGTAATCTTGGGTCTGTTGTAGGAAGATAAGTTTACTATATGTACGTTATCCATTATATAAATATAAATTCATTAGTTGTATCCTGCTCTATGTATTGACTATTGTTTACTGTATAATCGCTAATCGTTTGGTTTGTACAGAATATTTTGTCTTTAAATATTACATCGCTTCCTGATTTTACCGTAATCATATAAAAATTGTCCTGCTTTACATCAAAGATAGCATTAAGCCTATTGTAGTACAAATTTTCGGTAATTGATGTAACATTTTCGTTATAAACCTCCGTGTTGGTTTGTTCGTTTACTATGGTAACATTGTAGGTAGCACCACTTGTAAATTGTCTTGGTATAAAATCTAAATTTTGCGCAGATGCACTTTCTTGTAATACTATCATATATATACAATAAAAAAACTTTGATTTTGTTATTTATAAAGCAAAAAAAAGAGGGCATATAGCCCTCCTTTAATCAACATTCCTAACTGTTAAGAGTTAGTTCCCTCTGTTACTGTAACTGTTGCACTTGCCATACCAGCAAATGGGTCAGCTGCGGTAGGTGATGAAACAAAGTTAGCAGGTAAAACTTCTTGTGCGGATAGCGTTAGGGTATATCCCGAAAGGTCGCCCATAGCTGCTCCTGTTACAATAGTTCCTCCTGTTACCTCTGCTCCGTGTTCCAATCCCATAACAAACACATTTCCGTTGTAATCTTCAACCGCAACGTGTGGTCTGCCATAGGCTAATAGTTTCAATTCTTTGTTATCTTCCTTAGACAATTTTTTAAGGGTAAGGTTCAAAGTTTGCTCGAAGAATGTAGTACCATTCTCACGAGAAGCAGTAATAGTTTGTTCAAAACTACTATTGCCTTTTAGTTCGTATTTAAAGGCAGTAAAAGTACCTGACAAATCAGTAATTTCGTCATTCGTTTGGGTTACTGTTCCGTAATCTCCGAAATCAGTAAAATATACCGCACGAATACCGCCTACTACGTCTTTGCAAGGTTCTTTTCTCCCTAATGTCAAATCACAAGCCATATTATTTAAAATTAAAAAAGGGTAGGCAGATTTTAAACCACCCACCCTTTATTGTTAGTTATTTATTTCTTAGTTGGCAGAGTTGGTAATTCCGTAAGTAACAATATCAGAAGCGATACCATACTCAACACCAGCGGTAAATCTCATCACTACTCTTACGTTTTGAGAACCGTCAAGGTCAGCCATATCAATAACCTTGACTTGCTGAGAATCTGAAAGTAAGCCCGTGCCAAAATATAAATTGCTTTTTTCAGCAGCCATAGCGGTATTATCGGCAAGACCGTTAGCAACAAATAGTTTTACACCATCAAAGCTAAGTCCTCCACCTGCATACCATTGAGTACCTTTGTTGTCGATACCAGCAGCACCCAAGTTAGAAGCAAATCCACCCAATGCTCTTACATAAGCTCTTGCAATGTTTTGAGAAACGTACAAATACAAATCCTCACTTCCGTAAAGGGCAGAAGGAATAGCATCTACGATAGAACCGAGCTCAGTAATTACGTTTCCAGCATTAACAGAAGTACCAAGTACTTCTTGGCCTGAAGGCAGGTTAGCGTCAAGAGCAATTTTAGTGGTAAGACCATCAAATTGTCCACTTGTAGCAGTAGAACCTGCCCAAATGCTGTTTTCAGTTCTTTGAGCAACCTTAGCAGCTACGTGAGCAATAAGGAAATCAGAAAAATTAGTAGGAAGTGAATCGTGAGCAGAAAAGCCCATAGATAAAGCTTCGAAATCGTCTTGAAAGTCAGCCTTACAAAGTTGTAGGTTTACTTGTTGAAATTCGGGAGTGAGAGTTCTCTCATCCAAAGTAATAGTAGAAGTAGCGGTAAAATCGCAACTTGCATCTTTTACGATGTCATCGGTGCTTACAGTTTTAATAACGTGCTGATATTTTACGTTAGGTTTAACAGTAATACCACCGTTCTCAATAGTGTTTGCTGATAAAAGGGCAGCAGAGATGTATTCTCCTGCAAACTCCCCATTATAAGCTACACTTGCGTTTTGTGTTGTAGTTGTTGGCATTTTTTAAAATTTATTTGTTTTTAATATTTGAAATTCTTGCAAATACTCTATCGGCAGTTGTCAATTCTCTTTTTTGTCCGTAGAGTTTCATTTCTTTTTGTGATTCGGCTTCAGGATTGTGTTTTACTTTTTCAAGTTCTACTTCAACCTTAGAAAGTTCTTCTTTAACCTCTTGCTCGGCGATTTCTTTGTCAGCTTCTTCTACTTCTTCTGACATTTCTTCTTTGTCTTTAATCATTGCCTTGATTTCTTCAATCATAGACTTGACCTCTGCAAGTTCTTCTTTGGTTGCATATCCCATTTCTTCTTTTTCTTCCTCAGCAGCTTCTACTTCTTCTTCTGATTCAGGAGCTTCTTCGGGTTTTCCTATCTTAGCAATAACACCTTCTTCTTCTACGATAAGCATTTCGCCATCTTCTAAAGTGTATTCGCCTACAGGTAGTGCTACCTTTTCATCGTCTGTTACAATAAAAACTTCACTACCAATAGCAAAATCTTCACTTTCTATAACAGTTCCGTTTTCCAAAGTAGCTTGCGCTAATTTTACTTCTTGGACTTCCTCTTCAAGTTGAACCCCAACAAGCTCTTTTACTTTGTTTAACATATCTGTTGCTTTCATAAATAATATTTATATATATACAATAACTTTTTTATTTTGTTGTTATATTTTTATTCCGTTCCTGTAACATTACCTACCCCTTGCGCTCTATGGTCATCCCCATCGCAACAATCTCTTGAATAAGTATTAGTTTCCCAACACAGACAACCCCTTCGGTCATCATTAGGTACAGGTGGTTTTACTTTGTATTGTTTCATTAGCTAAAATCTGCGTTTTGTGTTCTTTGTATAAAAAATATAATATCCCAAATTTTTGCAGTTCCTCCGTTTGCGGTAATCCTCCATTCTGAACCATTAGTTACAAAATCTGCATCTGCATAATATTGGAAAATTCCGTGAAAATCGTGTGATACATCATTACCTTTTGGAAAATTTACATCGCTTCGTATTCTGTCGTATGGAGTTCCATTACCCCCCTCAAAATGTAAACTTAAATATGTTTGATTAGCATTTGATGCTGAACACCTAAATACTACGGTCATCTGATATACGTCATTTTCGTTTACTGCGGTTACTTTAGTTCCGTTGTAAAACGATATTGATGGATGGCTTCTGTAAATACTTGATGCGTTATTAGGTAATACAACTTCAATACCATCTAATAAAGATAGTTTACTTGATGAAGTATATTGACTGTCATCGTATCTTGCCCATCCTCCTATTGTGGTAACGTCTTGCGGATATACGACAACGTTTTGAGAGTTGTGTCCCATATAAAGGGCAGAATCTGTCCTAAGCATTGCACCGTTTTCAATATTTACATTATCGACTACGGATTGTGATACATCCTCAACGTGTACTCTATATGCTGTGTTTTTTGCCATTATTTAATTGGGACGCAGTTAGGTACTCTTTTACCGTTTTTCATTTTAAATCCTATCATTTCGTAACCTGCTTGACAAGGTTCTTTTAATGACGATTCTAATAGGTCAAGTTCTTTTAGTTTAGCACCTGCCCATCGTAATCCTGCTTTACCACCCCACAATAAATAAGATATAGTGCCACAAGCTTCGTTATTACCCTCATCATAATATTCCTCTGCTCTTGATAGGTAACTAAACATTCTTTTTATAGTTTCTACCGTTATAGGTTCTCCCTTAGCTAATTGTTGCGCCCTTACCTTGCCTACTTGGGTTGCACATTTGTTATTTACTTTTTCGTTTAGTTCTATTCCCCTTTTTGCGTTATTACTTACTGCATCAGGGTAGTCCGCATAACTTTCAAATTCCTGCTCGTTATCAAATAGGTTTGTAAGTTGGTCTAATATGTGTTGTGCTTCTTCTTCTTCAATCTCAGAAAGTTCGTCTTTTATAGACTTGTCTTGTGGTCTGTTTAATTTGTCCGCAAAATATCCCTCTATTGAAAACCCTTTTACCTTTCCAGTTTTTACATAGTTATCCCATACATCGTCATTGTGTACTTTCATAGATACCATCCAAGTTCCAATAGGCACATTTAAGTCGTAATGTCTTGTCTTATCTTTTTCGCCTTCTACTATCCAACTTTCAACCGCAGTAAGACCTGTTAATGGCATATTGTGTTCTAAAGTTGAATTGTTTTGGTTGCCTCTTATGAAAAATAGTTCACTTGCTTTTCTTACGGTTTCTTTAGAAAAATAAATATAGTATTCATCTTCACCATTTCGTCTGTAAATAGGTTTGTTAGGTACAAGTGCTGCGCCCATTAAGATGCGCTTTTCCTTATCTACCTCTGCAAGTTTAAATTCTTGGGTTTTTAATGCAATAAAATCTTCCTCTATTGCAGGACTTTCTACAACGCTTATAGCTTCAATTCCTGAAACGTCATCGTTTTCGTCAATTACAAGTTCTACGATATTCATATTATAACAATATTATTTTTTAACTTTTGTTTTATTTTACCCAAGTGAGGCGCTACTTTCAATGTTTCTATCTAATGCCTGTTGCGATGACACCTCTTGCGATACTACAAATGCTTTCACAGGTTTTTGTTCCTGTTCTCCTATGGTTTGTGCTAATTGGTTTTCGGGTGCTGCTCCTACCACGTTAAACGATGGTGCTGATGGTGTTGATGGAGCAGAACCTCCACCACTTGGAGCAGAAGGTGTTTCAGTTGCAAGTATTGTTCTTACGTTTGCAATACCCGATGCAATTATTCCCGCTGCTCCTATTGCACCAAATATACCACCCTGTGCAAGTGCTTTGTTTGCCCCTACATAAGTGTCAATAGTTGCCTGCGCCACAGCTACGGCTTTTCCAAATGCAGTTTGTTCTCCCATTAAAGACGCTATTTGTCCTAATGCCTGAGTAACTATTTGCGCATTTTCTATTTGAGTTTGTTTAGTTAGTTCGTTTTCAAGTTTTGCGTACTTCTCCCTTAATTGTTGTTTTTCTTCTTCCGTTGCGTGTAAGAGTTCGAGTTCTGCCATTGCAGCCTCTTGTTGCTTTTGCAATTCCTCCATTGGAGTGAGTTCATCTGCCAATAACTCCGCTATGGTTTTTTGATTGTCAATTCGCTCCCTTTCAAGTGAGTTTATATTTACTAATTGTTCACTTCTTAATCCTTCTATTTGCGCAAGTATGCCTTCCCTTTCTGCTCGTGCATCTAATAAGGCAATATAGTTTTCATCGTTTTTGTTTTTATTATATTGTGCTTGTGCCGAAGCTATTACAGCATCCGCATTAGCTAACATTAACTTCTCTTGTTCGTCTAATACTTTTGCAAGTTTGTTATTAGCTGATATTCTTTGGGCTATGGTTTTGCTTTCGTCATCCCTAATTTGTCTTAGTTTTTCCGCCTCCCTGTCTTTTTGTTCTAAGATAATTCGGTTTTGTGCGATTCCTACTTCCGCCGCTCTGTTTAGTTCTACGGTTTCTTGAGCCGCTTTTAATGTACTTTTACCATATTCAGTAATTCCTTTAATAACAGAAGGCGCAACCTCTACAATTTTATCAAAAGTATCAGGTACTCCTGTAATCACATCTACCGCTTCTTTTCCTGCACTTTTAACCGCTTCTAATGCACCAGCAAAATCCCCTTCAAATACTTTTTTAACAGCACTTGCTAAAAACCCTAACGTGTCTAATAAACTATTAAATCTTTCTGTAAGATTTTCATATATAGCAGTAGCAAAATCATAAACCGCTTGTTTTGGGTCACTAAATATCTTTTTAAAATATCCTACTATCGTTCCAACATTGTCATTTATAAACTTAAAGAAGTCGTTAAAGGCCAAACTTAAAGCCTCCATTCCTATATTAAAGATATTTACAACTTGTTGGTTTTGACCAAAAGTTTCTTTTAATATATCAAAAGCCTTTACAACTAAATAAACTATTCCAGTAGTTTTGCCTATATTTTTTATTGCAACACCAAAACTTTTAAATCCTTTAGATGACTTATCTGTGCTTTTCTTTAAGTCATCAAGATTGCCTTGAAGATTTTTTATTTCCTCGCCTTGTTGATTTACAATTTTGCCTAATTCGGTAGCATTTTTTGCTGCCTCCTTATACTTTAATTCAAATTCAACCCCTACTTTTTTGTATGCCATAACTCTATCTTAAATATGTTATACGCTTCCCTTAAACTTTCAGGAAATTTGTTTTTACCTAATGCTATTGAGGTATAATGCCCTGACGTTTTTTGGTTCTTTGCTATCTCTAATAAATTAAATATATTTTCTATCATAGTGTTGTACTTGTTTTCTTATCTGAAAATACGTCTGCGGTTTTGTATAAAGGGTCTGTGTTAGTTCTTGCGTAGAACCTCCAATAAATTGTTTCTCCGCTTGACAACCCTCCCACTTTTGCAATTACATCTGCTGGGTTTATCGTAAAGTTATATTGAGTAGTTTCAAAATGTATATTTGTAACGTTTACATTTGCCTTTAATGTATCTACATTCGTACTATCTAAATCACTTGAAGTTGAAGAATAGAAAAATCCGTATTCGTCTATTTGTGAAATTACCCCTACAAGTCCTAATGCAGTTATTGTATGAGCCAAATATATTTCACTACTTGTAACCGTTATAGGTGTATAATCCGCAAGTAAAGCGGGTGAAACTTGAATAGCCTCGTTTACCTCTGTGTACTTTGGAATGTTAGACGTATCAAGTGCATCAGGCACTAAATCAGTAGTCGCAGTAATCAAGAAACCATCTGCCTCACAGAATGAATCCACAGTATAAGCATAAAGTTCGGATATGTCGGTCATTTCGTCTATTGTTAAACATTTATCCTCAATAGTGAACCTTGTTGGTGTGGTCGCTGGTACGGATATAAGTTCTCCAAAGGTTTCTTTACTGTTTATTAATTCTAAATCAGATTGTAAACTTTCAAAGTTTGTAGTAATCTTGTTTATTCTATACAAATCGTTAAATATCCTAACCTTGTCGGCAAGGGTAAACTGACTTAGCATAGACAAAGGCAAAAATGCTTTAGTTTTTAGTAGTCTTTTCTGTGGGTCAAATATTTCCGAAATGTAGTTTTTATAATAAGTATCAAATATTGTACTATTAAATGGTACTTGTGCATATTCGTTGTACTCAGCACCAAAGTTTATATTAAATGAATCCGTTAAACTTACTGAATTTGATGGCACATAGGCGGTTGTTTTTTGTGATACAGCACCTTCTAAGTCTAATATACCCATATTAAGGGTTTGTTTTATTGGATAGAACAACAAAGGCTCTCCTACATTTGCATCTTGCTTTACATCCGCACTCCACCCCCAAAGTATATCGGTAGCAGTACCACCATTTACATCATATAGCCTCTCGTATTTAAAATGTTCAAAGGGCAATTCTATTTTGTAAATTTTACCATCAAACTTTTCCGATACATTGTATTTAAGTTCACCCCAATTCACTTTAAATTGTTCAGCGTGTGATTGTGCAAAAAAGTTCTCTGTACCCTTAAATGAAAAATCTACTTGCTTATATGGGAGTATTGTGTTTACGCTTTGTTGGTTTTTGTCTATGTACGGGGTTACATCCCAAATACTTGTACTATCCGCATAGAAGTCGTCTAATGTTTTTACAATTACATCTCCTGCATCATCAACGTAAGCCGTAAGGTTAAACATCTTAAATAATCCCGTAAGAAAGTCTATTATTTTCATATCGGGCATATAAGTTGTACTTATAACCTCTATGTTTGTTCCTACCGAAGCACTTGCACTTAGCCTTGTTGCTCCTCTTTTCGATATTGTAACCTCAATTCTAAAATCAAAGTTGTTTGGTGTTTCACTTTCTATTGCTATAGAAAAAGTGCCGAGTACTAAACCTTGTATATCGCTATTATCTTGAACTTTTAAACTCCATTCTGTGTTATTTGTGTAATTTAAATTTACGTTATCATAACGTCTAAACTCTATACCGTCTTTGTATATGACTACATTAAATGGGTTATTTGTATCAGGCACCACTACAACATTCATCCCTTTTGCAGGCGCATCATAAAGTTCAAATGCTCCTGATTTAATCCTTACATATTTATCGTTTTTAGTTATAGCATAATTTGTGGCAAATCCTACGGGTATCTCTCCTGTTCCAAACGCTCCTGTTTTGTTATGTAACCACAAATAAAGTTTATTGTAAACATCATTAGTAGTAGTAAAAAAGTCATCACTAAAGTTTATTCCATACCTTTGCTCTATTGCTCTAATAATTGCGTGGACTTTGATAGCTGGTTTAAGTTGTGATATTTCTAAACCATAGTCAGTATCGTTTGTATATGCAATATTATTAGTTGTATTGGTATTTACATTGTCCGCAGTATGGTTGGAATCGTATATTAACCTCTTGGTGTGGGTAATAAGCGGAAAAACAATAGCTTCCTCATAGGTGTCCTCTCCTACGGTAACATCCAAACCATCGGACATATAGGTTTTAATATTGTCATTGTTATAGGTAAAGGAAAAATACTCACTTATGTATGACAAACTATTTAACTTGTCCTCCCCAAGCAAATCATTTAAGGTAATCGTACTTCCAAAAAATGTTAATTTGTATGTGTGTGCCTTGTTGTCTTTTTTTGTTGCTCCTTCTAATTTTATTTTACCCTTTTTAAATAGCTTATAGTTTAGGTGTAATTCAGCATCTTTTTTATACCGTGCATCAAATCCTATAATATAAGGGTCGTGAAAATGTTTAAATATTTTATTGTTGGTCTTTGAAGCAGGCACATTAAAGGTTCGTGAAAAATCTGTAAACACCTTTTCAATGTCCATTACATCCTGAATAGACTGCGTAAGGGTTACCGATTCATCATCAAATAGGTCTATCTCCTGACCCTCTACATATAACTGTAAGTTTAACATTAACGAACGTTGTTTATTTTGTTAAATGCAAAATCAAATTCTACCGTATAGTTTGCCAACTTATCGTTTAGACTTGTTTTTAATGTTAGTGATTTCGTCTTAGGTATGATTGGCAAAGTCTGAGAACCGTATCGAATCCAAACGTTATCAGATAAAAATAGTTCTTCAATCGTTGAATTATTATCCTCATTTATAAATCCTGTATTTAAACTAATAGTTTTAGTTGCATTTGTGTTATATCTTTCTTTTTGTCCTTTGTAGGTTGCGTAATTTACAGCACTATTTGTAGTAACGGTATTTCTTTTAAAGGTTTCGTCTGTTACGTTAAATGTTTCTGTGGATTTTTTAAAGAAGTACAAATCCTGATATGCTCCATATTTATTTACAAAGGTTACTTTAAAGGGTGTGTATTTTGGTTCGCATACATTGTAAACCGTTATAGTTCTTAATAGGGTTGAATCGTCCGTATCGTAAACCTGTATCGTGCTACTATTTGCTGGAATAGTTACATATTGTAGTTTTTGGTTTGTATTACCGTTGTCTGTTATTTCGGTATCTACTGAATCAATAGTTACTTTTCCAACACCTGATGCATAAATAGGCAATACTCCTGTGGTATCTTCGGGTAAGTAAATACTATTTGCGGTCATTAAGGCATTACCTATCAAAGTTGGGTTTATCTCATCTTCAAAATATCCATAACCATCAACCGCTAAATAATTAGTTGATACTGGGCTACCATAGGTAAACACCACACCCTCATCGTCTATTAAGGTTGCAATAGTCGTAACCCAAACACACTTAGATAAATAATCGTTATTAAAGGTTTGGTCTATGTAATCCCTTACAAGTTCGGATATTTCAAACACTACCTCTGTATCTTCCCCAATAATACTTTTTTGTATATTATATTTTAAGTCGGTTGAAGTGTATGACCCCTCCGTACCCTCGTATATATAAATATTTAAATCTACTGTCTTAAATGCCATTATGCTAATTTTGTAAAGGTTCTATTAACTAAATCTACATTCCATACCTCTGATATTCTAAAATTTGATTCAACCTTAATAAAATAAAAAGGTGTGTAATTGGCTTGTACATAGGTTGCTGTTTTTGCACTACTTCCTTCCCTTGCTTTATTTACCCTAAAATACAAACCGCCTGTTGGATTAATTCTTGAAGAGCTATAAACATCATCAAATATTACAGATAAAAAGTTTGGTACATTAGATGTGGTGTCATAAATACCACTACCAATATTGTTTAATATATTAGCATCATTTAGTTTTATTTCGGTTCGGGCTGTAGTTATATTTGCCGAAGTGCCATTTTTTTCCAAATAACCTTCTAATGTATCTAAAACTGTAGCATAGTAATCTGTATAGGAAAATCCAATAGGTGTTAATGTATATGGATAATCTGCGCTTTCTAATTGCGCTCGTGTCAAAAAGTCGTAGTTTGTTTGTGATATGTACCAAGTTTCCGTTCCTATTGCTGGCGGTTCAGGAGCGGGCTGTGTCATTGTAACATTACAAGATATATCAGACCCTCCACTATTTGCATATCCACTCGCAGGTGGTGTAATATTAAAAGCTACTGTTCTTTCCGTGTCGGTGGTTACAGTAGGAAATGATAAGGGGGAAAATCCTGATATTGTTCCTACATTTGCAGTTCCTATTTTAATAGTTCCGTTTACAGCTACCGCCTGTCCTGTTAGCCCTGCAACCGAACACGTAAATTGTGGAAGTGTTGTAGAAGATTGAGTAAAGGTTTTTGAACACTCTACCGTTGCTCCTGCGTTTGTATATCCAAATCCCGATGGAACAGTAATATCAAAATATAAAGTTACCTCCCTTGCACTTCCTGTATTGTTAGCAGGATAACTTGTTATTGATGCACCTCCTGATGTTTCCTTTATTGCGGTTATTGTTCCGTTTACTGATGGGTTTGTAATTACTCCTAAATTAGATATAGACCCACCAACAAAGAAAGCATAATTACAATCGTAGGTAATTGCATCAGAAACGGTAATACTTATTGATTGGGTTGCATTACACGTTGCCTCATTACTGTCGTAAGCTTCCACAAATATAGTTGCTGTTCCAGCCCTATTAATTGAGAATATTTTTAGCGTTTCGTTACTTAATGAAGTAGAAACTATATTACTATAACTATTGGTTATATTATATCCCTCTATTGGGTCAGTTCCTGCGGTAAAGTAACTTGTTAAGTCTATTTCTACTGAATCGCCTCCTGTATCTAATGCTTGGCTTGGAATACTACCGCTTGTCGTTACCCCTCCTGTACAAACAAATGCAGGTTGAGTAAATGTGGCATCACAATCTATTGTATTATCCCCTGCATTACTAAAATTAACAGGTATAGATATTGTAAAAGTTACCGTTCTACTCGTAGCTGATACTACCGTGTCAAACTTTCCATTTGCAAAATCCACATCCGAAGATGTATAGCTAATGATAGTTCCATAGTCCAAGTCGGGTAAGGTTACATTACCAAACTGGTCAATGGACATATTTTGTAAATTAATCAAATTACAGTCCAATGCAACACTTGGTAAGGCTGGTTCGTCATACCTTAAATAAAATGGACTTCTAATATTTATTTTTGTCATCTTGTAAACTCTATAAATTCGTCAATGTCTAATGCAAACTTTTCTATTAGTTCTTCGGGTAGTTTTAAATATGCATTTTCAAAAGGTTTAGTAAAAAACATAGAAGCCCTTAATCCTTTTTTATATATGCTTCTTGCTATCACGTATGTAAGACTTTTAACATCTCCCTCTAAACCTTTTTGTTTTATCCATTTGCCAATAGACTTTTTTGCCTGTGCATTTAAAGGCATTTTCTTATATTGAAATCTACTATTTTGGCTTTGTCTATAAGTACTCTCTGCTCCCTTTACACCTTCGTCTTGGAATATACCATAGTCTGCCATATAAAACTCTAATGCGAAACTATTAGGGCTTACTTTTAAATCATATCCCAAACTACCTTCTAAGTCGCCACTTGCTGAACCTGTAATGAATTTATTGTTACGGTGTCTGCGTAGGTTTCCCTTTGATTGTTTTATTACAGTATTGGCAAATACCTCTAAGGCTTTTTTTGTTTGTGCAAAAGTCATTAGCAAACTGTCATATCGTTTTGTACTATTACATCAAATGTAGCTGACCACCCAGCTAACTTGTTTTCAAACCTATCAACAAAAGGCTCACAAGTTACATTAGCATCAACCTGATATTTGTCGGTGTAACTATCCCCCCTTTGTAGTTCGTTTATTATCCTTGTAAGTAATGCAAGTTGTGTGTTTAATACATCCTGCTCATTGTCGTTTCCTACAAACGTATCAGTAACCTCATCGGTAGATATATCTACTATGTCCATTGCAAGAATCGATATATTAAAAGTTGTAGTCCTTGTACCCACAACTGCATTGTTTACTATAATATGCGATAAGGGAAAAATACCCTGCTTATCTAAATCTACATCGTCAATACTACCAAAAGAAACGGTATTTACAAATGGCTCTGCATTTAGAAGTGTTTTTATTTTGTCTGTTACTTGGTAAAAACCTTTCATCTTTTTTTAATCATTGATTTTTCTAACTCTATTTTTTCTTTTTCAAATGCTAAGTAAATAAATGACTTGTGAACATTTAATTTTGTAACGGTGTCAAACTTGGTAACATCCCCCTTAGCCAATCCATAGATTGATTGATACCAACCCCACTTTCGTCCAAAATTTGACGTTGCTGTAAGGTCAGGTTCTCCTCCATCTCTTTCGCTAAATATTTCAGGGTAATTTGTAACAACTCGTTGCTTAAACTCCAAAAAAAAACAAGACTACCCATTACTACGTCTAAGGGCATATCTTTAAACTTCTCAGCATCTTCCGTTCCCGTATATTCTTCTATTTGGTATCTATGGTCTTTTTTGTATTTAACAGGTCTGTAAAGCACAGCCATAGATTTGTGCATCGTATCCCAATCAGATAGGTTACTATCAAGGTCTATGTACTCGCCTAATGTAATGTCATCTAACTTTGGTACAAAGCCATATTCTATACCTTTCATATTAAACGTAGGTATTAAGTCTGTCTTTGTGTTAAATATTTCGTTTAGGTCTGATACTATGCTATTAACATATTGGTATTTGATTCTTGCTATATCTTTTAAGTCAAGCCTACAAAATATCTCTACCATCTTATGCAGTAGGAAACTACTGTTTTGGTTTTCTTCCGTGTTTAGTTTTGCAAACTTTTGATATTGCTCCAACGTAATATCGGATAATTTCTCAGGTATGTAAATGTCTATTTTCATAATCGTATATTAATACAATAAAAATACAACAATTATGTATAAAAAGAAAAGAGGGCATCGCTGCCCCCTTAACCAAAGTATAAAAATGAAAAAAGAATATTTATTGTCTGCTAATATAACACTTTTTTTGGAAATCCCAAATAAATTCTTTAGGTTTAAATTTATGCTTCTGACTAAAGTAAAGTTCCAAGTACAGTTCTTTCATCTTATTGGATATTGCCTCCTGTCCTTTTTTATCCTGCTTGTAAACTTCCTTACCTGTTTTAGTTTGTCCTCTTATTTCAAGTTCTATAACTACATCAGACTTCATACCCCTTTGTATAGGCTTAGGGTATAATATGATGCCATTATCCCAGCATCTTTGTTTCATTTGCCAATCCTCTATCCTCGCCATATCCAAAATAGAATATTAACAAAGGTAATCGCCATAAGGTAAAACCCTACCATTAATACAAAAAACTGAAAAAGAGATTTACGGATAAATTTCCTGTTTTCTTTTTCGCTTGCTTGCTTACAAATAATAATAAAATCTTTCATTGTGTTATTGTTTTATGGTTCAAATATATAAAATATTTTTAATATACAAAATATTGCCCCCTGTGTGCGTTGTCTAACGTGTCTGTTAAAACGTATCTAAGGGCATCTATGCAGTCAGGGTGTTCGCCTGTTGGTTTAGGTAGTGTGTTACCGTCTTTGTCTTTTGCCCATACATATCCTTGTAGTTCTCGTTTTAGATTCCTGCTTCTACTTGTAACATATATTTCGTTTTGGTTTATTAGGTTGATTCCAAAGTTTACACTATCCCTGCCTTTTGTACAAGGGTAGATATTATGCCCATCCCTTCTAAGCGTTTCTATGGACTTCGGTTCAGCTTGGTCAGCAATTATATTGTCTTTTATATTATTGTGCCTTAGAAACAAGCTAACATCCCTTAAAACGGTATTAGATTTATAGAATACTTCGTCTGCTATGTAGGATTCATTCCATTTGTATAATCCTATTATTGTAGTAGGGTCTGTATATCCAAAGTCCATCCCGTATGCTAATAATCTTGCATCTTCGGGTATTGTATCTATCTCTCTCCAATCAGGAATACATACACCTTCTAAGCTACCCGTTTCACCTAATCCGTAAACCTTCCACCAATTTGCCCAGTAAGTAGATGTCTTAGCTTTTTCTTTTGCTTTCTCTATTTCCTTTACTATTGACTTAGGTAGCGCATCATTATCTTTGTAGGTAAGTGTAATGTAGTCGGTATCTTCTTTTCCTATTAATTCCTTATCTACCCAAAATATATTAGATGGGTTATAGTCTAACCATATAGTTCCTGATGTTCTAACTGCTAATTGTGTGTAAGCATCAAAGGGTACATTATTACATTCGTTTATGTATAAGTCTGTACGTCTTGCGCCTCTTAGTTTATCAGGTTGGTCAGTTGAAAAGAACTCTATATAGCTTCCGTTTGTAAAAGTGTATTTTAAGGTACTTTTATTGTATTGGTCATCCTTGTACCTATTAAGACCCTTTAAAATGCCTAAGAAGTCCTTTAAAGCACCTCTACGAAGGTGTGGTATACTTTCAGATACTACGCTAATCTCTTTGCCATCGTTTTTTATTGCATAGTCTATAAGTAAACAAAGTATTGATATGGTCTTGGATGCACTTGTTCCACCCTTTACAACTCGTATCCTACTTTGAAGTTTTCTTAGTTTGTGAAAAGCAATAGTTTTCTTTACTCGCATAAATAATGAAAGACAGGGTTGTGGTTATCCTTAGTCCTCCATAAACAAAGGTAAGTCCTCGTTGATTGTAATGTCCTTAGTTTCTCTTGGCTTACCTGCGTAATAGTTATAGAACAGTTGGACAAATTTAAAGTCTTGCTTTTCCAATCCTTTCATTAACGCTTCAAATGCCAATGGTTCTAATGGGGTAAGTTTTTCTATCAGTTGTACTTCTTCTGCTTTAGGTTTTCTTCCTGCATTTTTATTACCTCCGTTAAACTTTCTTTTGTCCATAATCAAAAAATATCATTAATGATTCTAATATAACAATAAAAAAAACTATTCTTTGTTAAAAAACAATCCTATTAGTAATACTACTATTGCGGTTAAGTAAAATATTGTTATTGTTTCAAACATTTACTAACTTCTTTAGGTTTCTATGTTTGTTTCTTACATCTCTAAGTTCTATAAGTGCCTTAGCATATTTAGTCCTGTAGAAATCCCTACCTCTATATTTAGTTGTTTCTTTTCTAAATACTTTTCTTACTTCCCTATCTAAGTCCTCGTATAGTTCTATGTAATTAGGTTCGTGCTGGTCTATCCAATCCCTAAATAGTTTTATTCCGTGTATTACAGTTGCGTGGTGTTTGCCTACTGATTTACCAATAACATCGAAAGGGTGTCTTGTATATTCCCTACATAGGTTAAAGTACAATGCCCTTAAATAAACCAATTCATTCTTTCTTGATGGGTTGCTTAAATTAACTCCTGTTTGTGTTTCTACTATTTCTTTAATGTTGTCTATTGTCATATTCGTGTTCTTTTATTGCTTTTAATATTCCTGTACAAGCCTCGTAATCTTCCAAGTCCTCGTACATTTTTAATGTTTCGTACATTTCCTCTACACTAAGACCGTTTCTAAAGTCTAATAGTGCTAAAAGGTAATATTCTCTTACTATTGTTTTATTCAAAACATTCTTAATTGAGATTTATATTTATGTAATCTTTTTTCTGCAATTTTACAGTATTGTTTTGATATTTCACTTCCTATATAATTTCTATTTAAAAGTATGGATGCTTTAGCTGTTGTGCCTGTTCCCATAAAAGGGTCATAAATTAAATCACCTTCTTTAGAAAAATAGTTAATAAAGTATTTTGGCAACCAATCCCCAAATGCAAATGAATGTCCATCTGTTTCTTTGTCAGAGTTTACAGGTTTTATAATTACGTTTTTAATATAATCTCCGTTTCTATTAGAGTAATTACAATAGTTAAAGTTCTGTTTTGCAGGATTGTCTTTTGATATACAAAATATGTATTCTATTCCGTTTGCAACTCCTGTTTCTAAGATTGCGCTTGGTGGGTTTGGTTTTACCCAAAAAAATGTGTGTTTGATTTTGTTATGATATTCGTTTAAAATGTATCTTACTATACCTTTGTTTCCTGATATTTCTTGTACGTTGTAGAATATATGATATTTAGATACTCTATACAGTTCGTCTATCCATTTCTTTGTCTGTAAAAAATACTCATCAAGTGGTAGGTTGTCATCGTAACTATCATAATTAAGAGATGCATTACTGTTTCCGTTTCGCCTGCCTTTACCCATATTATAAGGAGGTGAAGTAACCACAACGTCAATAGAATTATCTTCCATACTGTTCATTGTGGTCAAACAGTCCTCATTATATATTTTATTTAACACTTCTTTTAATTTTTTTGTCGAAATACTTTTTAAATGCTTTTATGTTGTAACAATATTGGTGGTTACTGCTTAACATATCTTCATATTCGTCTATTAGATATTGTAAATTTATTTTCTTCTTATATATACTCCAAGATTGTCTTGCGATTTCCCTCATTGAAGAACCACCAACTAAACTATCTCCATATTCGTTTCTAAGACGTGAAAGTTCTGATAAAACTTCTTTAGTATAATCTAAATCTATTATTTTACATCTGCCCTCTCTAAATTGATTTGAACTGCTTGGGTTATTAAAAAAAGCATAAACTAATGTAGATGGTGGCATATGTTTAATTCCATAAAACTCTTGTTCTTTATTCGCTACAGAATAGTCATAATCTAATTTTGCATATCTTGATAATAACTGTTCAGGTTTCCAATTCAAGGTTTTAGCATTTAGTTTTAGTATTACAGATAATATTTCTTTACCCGTTAAATTTTTCAACCAAGTCATCTTGTAGATTGGAACTTCTTGTATTTTTTGTTTCTTACAATAATTATATTTGTGATGTCCATCTAATATATTATAGTCATTATCTACAATAATACATCCAGCCCATCCAAGTTCCAACAAACTTTGACCTTGTTTATCAACGTGTTTGTCGTTAATCTCTCTATTGTATTCACTTGGTTTTAATTTACCAATGTTTACAATTTCAAATTTTCCAATTTTAATTGTTTTCATAATATGTGTTTTATTGTTTTGCTTACTCTAAAAGGTTTTCAGCTTCCCCTTATAATATTCCCCTTAGTACATATTGGTCAAGGTCGTGTTCTTCTACAAAGAAGTATTTATATAGGTCTATTGCTTGTCTAAATTTGTCCTCGCCTCTTGCTATAAAATCTTCACTTGCTTCGAACACTCCTATGTCGCAACTGCCTTTGTCTATTACCAAGAAGGTAACCTTACTTGCTTTGAATAGTCTTTTGTAAATGTATGCTTGCAAATCATATCCGTATTTATCTGCCGAGTACCTAAAACTGTTTAGTTCCTGACTACTTTTTAAATCAATAATTTGGTCGCCTTTTAGTATGTCCGCTTTACCCCTTACAGGATAACCGTCTAACATTTCTATTGCAGGTACTTCAAACTCTGACTTGTTAATCAATTTTAACGCTTCTTCGTTTCTTAGTAAAGCATCTGCCAAACGTTCAGCCTCTTGTTTTTCTTTCTCTAAATAAACCTCTCCGTGTTTAGATAATGCTTCCTTGTATATGTTTGTGTTTTTAGTAGAAGCATCCACAAAGTGTAAGGCATCTATTTTGTGTGGTTCTAATACCATCCAATGCAATAGCTTACCTTGTCGCAATGCAGGTGTTTCACTACTTCCGTACTTAATGACGTTTCTATATGTCTTTGGACTTTTGAGTAAGGTTTTTAGACTACTGCTACTTAATGCGTGTTTGCCTAAATGCCCATAGTAGAACTCGTCATCATACATCTGCGTAAGTATTTCTTCCTTACCCCAATGCTCATTGTTTAGTAGTGTTATCATATCCCTAACATTTCATCTTCTGATTCCTGTCTGCGTAGTAATTCAATCTCGCACCTCTTACGAAAGTAGTCTAACTGCGATTCGTCAAGGCACAAGTTCCGAAGTTCTTCTTCGGTGTAGCTTCTGTAAAATAGTTCTTCGTAACTGCTCATAATTAATTGTTTTAAATTTATGCTAAGTTACTTATTAATTTTTAATTAACAAAATTATTTTTTGTTAAAAACATCTATACAAACCGCATATCTTTGGTCGGTGTCCTTGTATTCTGCAATCATAGTAGAATTAATCATACATCTTTGTATGAATTTTTTTTGGGTTTCACCCGTTTTTGGTTTCGGTATTGGCATCTTTTTTAGGTTCAAGTTTATCTAATCTCATTGAAAGTATCACACAAAACGTTTGGAGTTCTTTCAGTTCTCTTTGCATTTTAATTAAACTACTCTCTTTCATTTAAATCTTTCTTTAGTCTTTCTATATAACAAGCACCGTCCAGTAATTCCTCTTGCAGGTGTTGTAACCATTGCAGGGTTGAAAGTTTACTATCGTTAAGTGTAGTATCGTATTTTGTTATCCCCATTTTACTTCTTAGGGTTAGCAATTGTTTTACACTTTCTACTATTGGGTCGCTAATATCTTTAAGTCGTCTTGTGTTTAAAGACGTAGAGTAGTCTTTTTCCCAATATTTGCTTATACTGTCGCTCATAATCCAAGTTTTTTTTCTTTTTTAAGTTTTAATATTTCTTGTTCAAGTTCTTCTACTTTCTTTTCAGCTTTTTGCGCTCTCTCTATTGCTCTAAGTTTGTCTGACCTATATTCATTAAGACTTTCATTGTAGTAGAGTTCGTTTTTATATATCTCTGTTATGTAATAGTTGATGTCTATAAGGCTACCCATTAACTTTTCTACCGTATCGTTTGGTTTCTTTTCCTGCCAATCTAAAAAAGTGTTTGCAATAATATCAAAGTTGGCTAAATATTTCAGATGTTTTAGGTTGTGGATTTTCTTATTCATAGTATTTCTGCATCTATAATAGGAAGCATAGCCACTTCCTTTTTAATTTTATTGTTATCACTAAAGTGAGTTGTTTTGTTATGGTACTGTATTTCCCATTTTGGTTTTACAAGATACAAATTAAATTTATATATACCTTTTGGTGTTGAGTTGATGTATATAGGTATGTCTAAGTTTTCATCTGCCTTACTAATCATTGCATCGTACTTCTTTCTTTCAATTAGCAGCGTGTCGTAGTGCTTACCCCTACATTTTAACTCTATCCTGTGTTTTTTGTTTGGTGAATAACAATCCCATTTAGACATTTGCTTGCGTGCCTTAACTAAATCAGGATAGCAACAATTTTGCAAATATTCAAATAAGTCGTTTTCTTTCCAGCTTTTCACAAATACAAATTATAAACGGCTAACAAGTCTTTCCAAACCACCTTAGCAAAACTACAAGGGGTGCATTGTACTTTGGTGTTAAATATTCTTTCGTAGATTTGTTTGTACTCCTCTTGCTCTGCAGGACTAAACTTATTTTTCTTAGTATCTACTGCCGTCTTAATAAGTTCAAATTCTTTTTCGGTAAAACATTCAGGCTTTTTGTACCTAAACATTTCATTAAGTTTTTCCTTTCTTTGGTCGCATCCACAATCTTCTCCTGCTAACCATTTAACCGCTTTTTTTATTCCAGTTGCAGTAGTTATCTTTTCTACGGTATCTCCCAGTCCTTCACTTGCCTGTGCGTGATTCTTTGCCCATTCCTTATAGGCTTTAGTCCTCTTGTCTTTTGGTGCTAATTCTTTCATAATCTTGGTTATTTAAATCTTCGTAATCTTCGTTAAACAATTCTTTTAGTTCTTCTTTGCACTTTTTTAGTGTGTTAAATATACTTACCCAACTTATGTTAGTTTCTTCTGCTATTTTTCTTATAGACATATCAGTATCTCGGTAAATCTTAAATAGTGTTTTGTCATACCATCTCCAATTGTCTATGTGTTCGTCTATTAGTGTTCTGAATTTATCATATCCTATTTCAGCATCCATTTCCGAATAGTCCGCAATTTGCGTATAAACTTCCTCATCGTCAAGTTCAACTTTTTGTATTTTGTTTTTAGCATTACAATACTGTAAAAAAATAGAGCGAAGGGTAAAATAGCAATAACCCCTGCTAACAACACCTTTTTCCACAATCTTTTCTTCGCTTGCATATTTATATAAGGTTATGTACATCTCCTGCACTATATCCTCCGCATAGTCATACTCTCCAAAAGAATGTACTATTTTAATCCATTCGTTATGTCGTTTGGCGACTCTTTCGAGCCATTTTGATTCGTCCATATTACGTTAATACTTATTATTCCTAAAAGACATTGTAAAGTATATTCCGTAATTTCATTATTGTTTTCTGTAAATGTTTCGTTGTGTACTAATGCACCAATAACAAATCCCTTAATAGGACTTATAATAATATCTGCCTCAACTATAATTCCAATGATGACAAATATTAACCCTATTAACATTAGCATAAAAAATACTGGTACAAAGGGGTGCGTAAATAAAAGTTCTGCGTTCAAAATTCTATATTTAAAGGTTTATCGTGTAAAATGTCTTTGCCGTGAAATTCAAATCCTACATTATTTATAGACATTCTTAATTTTATAGGTTGTTCGTATGGTGTGCATCTGCCTCCTGTTTCCGTTTCTTTAACCTTTAAAACGTGTAAGTGGCTAAACATCCAATCTGTTTCACTTGAAGTGTACCTGTGGCAACTTATTACATCGTCCGCTCGGTTACTCCATTTACCACCACCCTCAACACTTGCAAGACCTAAAGGCATTGGCAGGTTCTCGTATTCGTGTCCTTTAACGTGTGTTCTACGCAAAGCATCTGTAACACCGTGAGCATTTAAATAAACGGTTACATTTTGTTTTTTAGCAAATATTCTAAACTCACTTGCCACCTGATAATCGTATTCGTGTCCACCTACTGATTTTAAAAGCTGATGGTCTTTACTTAAACTATTATAAGGGTCTATAAGTATTGCGTTATAATTCCAAGCGTTCTTTATTGCCTGTGCTTCTTTTAGCAAGTCTTTATAAGTGTAAAGTTCTTCTACATCTATGATTTTAAAATAAGTGTCTGCCCATTGCATTGCCTTTTCTATTTGTTCTTCAGGCGCAGTATGTATCGGCTTATTCATTTTAAACTCTATTATCTTTCTTAGTATGCTTTGGGGTGTGTTTTCACTTGACCATATAAGAAATCTTAGTTTGTGTTTTATTGCCCACACGGTAAACAAGTAGCATATTATAGTAGTCTTACCTACGTTTGCGTGTCCAATTATTAAATTAAAATTACCCTGCTTATACCGTATGTATTCGTCTATTTCAGGTATTCCTATTTTTAGTCCTTCTTTTACCCTGCCGTACTTAATGTCAAGTATTTTGTCTTTTATTGTTTTGCTTTGTGCTATCATCTTATTTCATTATTACCTAAACCATATTTAATTTTTTCCTTTTTAGTATCTCTTCTTTCGGGTGTATATTCGTACCCTAATATAGGGTTAATATTGTAATTCCAAAAGTCTTTAGGAAATTTATCTCCTTCTTTTAGTTTTTTAAGCATAAAAAAAAGGGGGCATTTGCCCCCCTATTGTTAAAATGGTAAATCAGTTTCAAGTTCTCTTGCTGGGTTTTGCTGTGCGTTCGTTACTTCGTTTTTTACTACCGTTGCAACGCTCCATCCCACAATGTTATTATAGTACTTGCCATTGTATTCATTACCCCTAAGGTTAATATTTACAGATACCTTTTCTCCTACCTTGTGCTTTTTGAGTATGTCCACGTTTTTATTCATAAACTCTACAGCAATGTTTTGAGGGTATTTGGTATCTTCATCTATTGTAAGTACCATTTGTTGTTTAGTTAGCTTGTCGCTAATCGTTACAGGTTCGTTTATTAATTTAATAGTTCCTTGTAAATTCATTATAATTTATTTAATTCTGATTCAACCTCTTTTGAAACCTTGTATTTGTTTCTTATCTGCTTAACCGTTCCACCCTGCTTTATGTATTCAATCATACTATTAAAATCAGGAGTATTTTTGTTTAGCCACTTTTTCTGATTGTCGGGTGTTATAGGTAAATCAGCTACCGAATTACTTTGTCCACCTACTACCCAATCTGCAAACTGTTGCGCAGTACCTAACACTTTTTCAGGTGTCTTGCTTTCTTCCTTCTGCCAAAATACATTAGCATTAGTAAGTGCATTTTGCTTAATAATGTAAAGTTGTGTCTTGTCCATAACTAATACCGTTTTGAATTGCTAATTGTTTATTAAGTTTTTTGTTTTCTTCTCGCAGTTCCAAGACCTCGCCCTGAAGTTCTGCTACTTTATAATTTATCATATTGCTAAGATAGTAATTTTTTTTTAAATAAAAAAAGGGGCAACTAAAAGCTACCCCTTAAACAAAACAATAAAACAATTAAAATTACAGAAAAGGTTTTAATTTAGTAGTGTACTCGTCAATCATTTCTTCTAAGTCTGTAGTACTAAATTTAACGGTTTCTTTACTTTTCAAATATAATTCATTACTTAACTCTGAACCAAGAAAAAGTGAATATTTATATATATTACCTGCTAACATACGGTTGCAGTATCTACATTGTGGATGCACATTACGTTCATCGTATCTAACACTCATATACCTCCTGCTCATAAAGTGTCCTGCATCTATTTGGTCTTTTTCCCAATATGATTGTTTACCGCAAGTAACACAAGTACACATACCTCTACTGTCTGCATTACTTAGCCTTATGTACTTACTAAATACTACATCTAACTTTTTTACAAGTTTACTTCGTGTTGGTTTTTTAGCAGTCTTAGGCATAGTTTTACGCATCCATTGCTTGTACTAAACTCTTACCCAATGATTCGTCTATACCCTGTATCATACGGTAAATATACTTACTATCAGACTTTACTTTTTTTTTCTCACCTACAAGACTATCTATACCTAAATTCGTATATTGGTTTGCATCTAATTGTAAAAGTAAATCTGTACGTTCTTTTACAGAAATTGCAAAATCTTTAGCAATCTTTTCAGCTAATTGTCTAATAGTAGTATCTTCCATAGTATTAAGTATATATTATATTAGTTAAACATTATATCCCACTAACCCGCCAAAGGTAGTCTTTTTTTTTGACAAAGTAAATAGATGTTCATAATTAATTATAATTATTTACCCTGTCCTTTATATTTCTTGCTGTAAAGTTTACTTGATTTTAGGCTACTTGTTTTGCTTTTAGCGTGTATGCCCTTACGCTTTTGTTTAGGCTTTTTGTAGTAATTACTTGTTATTTGTTTAGCCATTACCTTGTTTTGTCTTTTAGTTTCTCAAAAGTTCTTAAACCACCTAATCCTAACATACCTAAAAGAACTGTAAATAAAGGTTCTGTATCCAAAATAGGAAATTCAACACTCGGATATATAGTTCTAACAATTGGAAAGGCAACATAATGATAAGCAAAAGCCAAACCGCAAACCCAACCAATAGCAGGCCTCCAACCAGCAACAAATAAACTACGATGTTGCGCTTCTGCTTCATTTATTTTTGTTTGTAATTCTATTAATTCTTTAGGGTCTAATTCTTTGCCCTTAATAGCTTCTCTTATTTCCCAAGCTAAACTTCCAACGGCAGATTTATTTCCGTTATTACCCTTTAAAATACCTAATAAAAATTTAAGCATAACGTACTACCAACTGTATTAGTATGTCCAAATGACGTTTGGTGATTTACTTTCGTCTGAATCGACGTGTATGAAGGTGTCAGCGATACCAATCCTATTAAATCCTGCTTTAATAAGGGAATCAAGTATAATCCATCTTTCTCTCGAACCCTCACAGGATATATCTGCTGCTTTGCCAATAAGGTGGCTGGAGTTAGGTTTTCCTTTAACAAGTTCGTTTCTTTCTTTGGTTCTATACCCTGAGTTGATTTTAAACGGTATTTGTGCGATATCACGAGCATTGTCAAGCATTGTAAGGAAATCACTATCCATATTAATGCCACTACCTTTAAAATCAGGACTGTCAAATTCTTCAAGTTTAAAGTATTTTAATTCCATATTATTCGCAATCTTCTAAAGACTTAACTTTTAGTTTTAGGTCATCGACCTCAAAGTTATGCTTTTCTATTGTTTTTTCTAAATATATTAATCTTAGATTTTGCTCTGCGTCATCGGGTAAGTTTCCCATTTCGCCTCTTGGCCATTTAATCCTAAACTCACTATTCATTTTTAACTCGGCCTCCATACGCATTACCGATACTTCTAAGGCTTGTATTTGCGACATTAAAGTAAAATACACACCAGCGATAGAAAACAACCCCATAGCGATTCCTACAAGCGTTTTAACGTCTATTTGTAAATCTCCTTTTCCATCTCCATCGATGTCGATTTGTGCCATTACTTTTTAAGGGCTTTAATTATTTGAATTACCGTAAAAGTTAAAGTAGCTAAAAGCACTAAGAATTGTATAGCAGGATTAATCTCGGTAAAACTAAATGCCAATGCTCCTATATTTAATCCGTATATTCCAAATATCTTCAAATCTTCCATCTTATTTTCATTTCACTCTATTTTTAAAAATATAACATTTCTTATTTTTATTTAAATGCCATATAGATGTAGTTGTTTGTGCCTGAAGCATTCGCATTACTTGTGGTTGTGTTTAATGTAAACCCATCAGATGTAAAATCAATATCATAACCTGAACCACCTTCAGCAGATGCTGTATCTGCGAATAATTCTGATAAATTTCCATTACTCTCTACTCTTTTGTTATCAACAATAAGCCAAGAATTACCACTTGCATCTATACGCTTAACTATTAACCAGTTTGGCTCAAAGCCTAATCCTGTAATTGCATTACCTGACGAACCTGTTCCACTATAACTCCCTATTGAACTTATTCCGCTTACTGAATGGAAGCAGTATGCGATAAATGTACCACCGTCAGCAATATCTACATTAATGGATGTGCTGTCTGAACTGTAACTACTTGTGTTTGCTTGAGCTGTGCTATTAAGGACTAAATAATCATAGCTACCGTCTATTGCATTTGTAAGTACAAGCCAATCGCCTGAAAGGTTTGTTCTTTTTATTATGGTTATATCAGGTTCAACACCTAATCCGTGATTAAATGAAGTTGAACCGCTGCCCTCTGTGTATTTAACAATACTAAATCCTGCTTCGGCATTGACAGACTGTGTTATATTACTTACATTAGTTCCGCTTCCTGTAACCGCATCGCCTCCGCCTTTCCAACACCAAGCAACGTAAGAATTTCCGTTAATATTAAAATCATAAGCAGGCGATGGTACAGACAACGAAAATCCATTAGAATCAAAAGAAGATAATGTTCCTGTAGCACTTGTATATTCACTGTCAGGCAAGTTAGAAATTAAGAATTTAGTGGCACCTCTAACAGAATCACTTAAGACGTTATTTGAGCCAGTTGTATTTCTATCCTTTATCCAAACAAAATCAGGCTCAAAACCAATATTCGATACGTATTGAGTACCACCATTCCCCTCATACAACACAGTCTTAAAGTTAGATGTATCTGTTTCAGGTTTTTCGTTGTAAAGCTCTTGTATTTGCTCGAGAGTTCTGGCGGATGTAAAAGTCCTCATCTGGTCTAAGTAACCGTTCATGTTATATACAGTTCCATTTATATATCCGCGACCTATTCTAGCGTTTGATTGAGCATAAGAGCTCATTGAGCCACTTGAATTATTAATGCTAACAGATTGTTGTACAGAGTTTAAATATACTGTAGGGTTGGAAGACGGGGAGTTAAGCGTAATTACCCAATGAGACCAATTTCCGTTATCCGCAACATAACTTGTTTCAGTATATCTATATTCGATAGTTGAATTTCTAAGATAAAGCTGTATTTTATGAGTGTTGTCATTATTATAATATACTCTACAAGTAGCAAAATCGTAGGTGCCATTGTGCTGACCAAATATACCGAAACTTCCGCCTGCTGCGTTAATTCTTTTAGTCCAAAAAGATATTGTATCGCCGGTATTAAATGGTTGAGGATTTACAAAGTTTCGTGTTGTATCATCTCCAATTGCAGCTTGTCCAAATTTGCCAAATGCAAATACCATTGAAGAGCTTGTCCCGTCGTAACCATTTCCAGAATAATCTAATACATCATTATCAAACTTATAGTAGGAATGATTAGTTCCACCAACGTTAGGCAGGTCTGTAGTAGACGTATATACACAAGCTATTTCGCCCGCACCATTACCGTAAAGTTTTGAAACTTCAGAAGAAGATAACGCTTTAGAGAATATTCTTACTTGGTCTATATCGCCATCATAGTAACCCCATCCGCTAACACTCGAAAATCCAAGTCTAAAAGGATTTGAACTATTGTTACTTGTTGCACCTGAATACGTTATAGGACTACCATTGTCATTTGTATAACAAGTATAATTACCGCTACCATCGTGAGTTAAAACTAAATGAGTCCAAGCACCTAAAGTTAATGAAGGTGTCATTATTTGTGGAGAGCCTCCAGCTAAAGCTAATGCAAAGGTATTTGATGCATTTCCCAATAAACCTACTCCAGCGTAAGGACTACCAGCTTGCTGATGTCCTATTAAATAGTCATAGGTAGCAATTGTATTGGGTTTCACCCATAAGGAATAACTAAAAGCAGAAGATGTGTCTAATATATTCGAAGATGAAATATAAGCACTACTCCCATTAAACCTTGCACCATAGTTTATTTGACCGCCTACTCCGAACTCAACGTCAGTAGGTGTGCCATCGTACAGTCCACCAGCATCACTTGCATCATAATCCAAAGTATATAATGCTACTCCTGAGCCATCACTTAATGGGTTTATATCGGATGCGTTTGTTTCATTGTATAATATGCTAACTTCTTCAGGCGTGATTCCTCTGTTAAAGATGCGTACTTGGTCTATTTTGCCATTGAATGATTGATTGGTCGTACCAAAATACTTACCAAGTATTAAAGAACCTAACCAAGATGTTGTTGCATTTGCAGAGCCTGTCGCTTCTTCTTGCCCATCAAGGTATAATTTAGTTGTTGTTCCATCTTTTACTGCTACAACGTGATACCATTGATTAATACTTGTTACAGTAGTCCCTGTTGCAGTTACGTTTGAGCCATCATCAGAACCTATAAAGTTTAATGTTCCATTTGCTTGTCGAGAAATGAAAGCGGTATAATTGTAAGTGTCATTATCTAAACCTGTTAATTGCTTCCAAGTAGATGCATTTGAATTTGAATTAAACCAAAGTGATATAGAGTAACTATTTCCTATCGAAGAATCAATATTTGTATCTATAAAACTTGTACTCCCATTAAACACAGCAGCTTGACCAAATTGTCCAGTAGAATAGGTTACGTTTGTTGCAGTACCATTGTAATCACCTGTGGTGTCATTTGCATTCCCATCAAGCTGATATAAAGCTATATTACTACTAAATGCACTATCAGCACCAAATGGCTGTACTGAATCAGTATTACAGACAACCCCAGCACCAGCACCAATTAATCTTTTGCCTAAACTCATAAATTAAATAATTTCATCATCAGATGGGAAAAACTGTACTCTATATTGCAAAACATCAGCATAATTTGTAAAAGCATTTACCTCGGCCTCTAATCTATCTGCTTCAGTTAATATTTCCGCTCTTTTTGTTGCAACATCTGCGTCAATATCAATAGATCTTTCTATTTTCCTAACAACTTGCCAATCAGTATGTTTTAAGAATTCCCCAGCTTTGCTTTTTATTTCAGATATTTTTGATGCTTTTATGTCGGCAATTTTATATCGTTTTTCTGTTCCAGTTACATTACCCTCTTCATCTAAAATGTCAATATCTTGATCAAAGTCAATATCAGTTACATCATAAGTAACAATTGAATTTGCCTGATCAAAATACAAGCCACCTTTCGTTTGAGTCATTGGATTATAACCTGGCTTTACAACATTGTAAAACTTATTTTCTCTCAGCACTTCTTCTGTTGCCTGCCTAAAATTAAGTATGTGCCCATTAGGACCATTCCATGTTTCTGGTAATTGTTTATACAACTTAATCTGATTATTTTTTACTAATGCTTTCATTATGCTGCTATTTGAGAGATTGTATACCAAAATTCAGTTGCGCCAACGCAAACAATCTGAATTAAATTTTTTGTTGAAGCAGTATCGTCGTAATCGCCTGATATTTTATTAAATGTACCGGCACTACCATCTACAGTAAATGACAGAGTATAACTATTACCCGAACCAGTAACTACAATATCTTTTACCATACCAATTTCAGCATTTGTAATATTAAGTGTTGAATTTTGGTTAGGTGTTAAAGTAAATACGGGACCTGATGAAAAATCAAAATCGTTTGTAGCCCCTGGGGTAATCGCTGTTGACGATCCGAAAAACTCCGCGGCTAACATACCGCTTTTTACTAATGTTTGTGCCATTTTTTATTATTCAGTTATTAAATCCCATTGTTGGGTTTCTTCATTCCATATGTAGTTATTTCCGTCTTCTGGATAAGGTATTGGCGCTTGCCAATCCCCAATATTTTCATTTAAAATCCACGAATTATATGGCTTGGGCGGAATAAAAGCATCAAGATTTTCATCGTATAAAAACCCAATTCCTGCATAATTTTTTCTAAATGCAGTTTTATTTTCATTGCTATGCGTATTATGGTATGAATTATAAGATGTTCTTTTACATACAAGCCCTCTAATATTGCCATAATACTCTTCCCAATTTTGGGATGTATCATTTTCGTCTTTTCCAACTATAACTTCAACAACAACGTTATTTTCATCTAAAAAGGTATAATGTGCCATTTTAATTAAATTGTATATTATCCGTACCCGCTGTAAATGTAGTAATTTTATAATCACCTGATTGTGTCGTGCTGTACGTTAGTCCTCCTCCAACAGTTAATGTATATGAGCTTGGGTATTTAATACAAACTACTCCAGAACCTCCAGGTCTTAAACCCGCAACAGATATAGGTTTTCCAGCCCCTCCCGTATTAGGCGCATTTGAGTACCCAGATGGTAAACTAATATTACTATTTTGATTCCCAGCCCCTCCAGACCCGCACCCGTAAGTAATTGAAGTTCCCGTCAAATTGTTTGTTATACCAGCACCGCCACGTCCTCCATATCCAGTGCTGCCACTCATAGTTCCGTTTAAACCAGCACCTCCAGCGCCACCGCCACCCCCGGCGGCCCCATAAGTCCAAGTAACACCAGCGTTTTGTCCCCCGCCAAATCCTTGACCGCTTGTGCCTGAACCGCCAGACACTACTGTAAAATTAGATCGAAGCCCTGCTCCACTACCACCAGCCCCTGTAAGACCACTGTCTTGCCTTCCATTAGCGCCACCTACTACTGTAATTGTAGAAAATGCGCTACTACTTCCGTATGATAATTGAGCACCTCCAGCCCCTACTGTTACAGAATAATTAGTTGCAGTAGATAAACTTAAAATAGATTGCAAAGCACTACCCCCTCCTGAATTGGAAGAACCTGAAGATGTTACCACACCGCCCCCTCCAGCACCTCCATAATGCCGATAACCTGAATTATTACTGACAGGACTGCCTCCTCCTCCTCCTCCTACTACGAGGTAATCTACTTCTAAAGGCGGAGCGCCTCCACCCCCAGCAAACCCTAATGGTATACTTTGTCCAAACATATTAAGTAGCTATTTGCGATATTGAATACCAAAATTCCGTGGGGCTATAGCATAGTATACTAAATAAGTTTTTAGTATCTAAGGTATCGTCATAGTCCCCAGCTATTTTATTAAATGTGCCCGCACTTCCGCCTACTGTAAAGGCTATATCTATAGGCGTATTACCAGCCCCTACAACTACTAAAGTTTTTTGAACGCCTACTACGGGATTAACAATATTAATTGTAGTATTAGGCCCACTTGTTGGATAGGTTAAAGTAAAAACCTGAGCACTTTTAAAATCAAGATCTCCACCTGCTTGTGCGATAGTTGCAGAGGTTGTAAACTCATCTCCTACTACATTTGATGTTACTTTTGTTAATGCCATAATATTATTTTATTACACCGTCCAAGGAAAACTAACTGCTTCTTCCCCTTTATTTAAATTAAATTTTCGCTGTATTTCATATTTAGCCATTTCTTCTCTAATACCGTCTTGATACCAATCAATTAAATTCTGTTCAGTTAAATTTTCATATTGTATAAAAGACTCTTCAGAAGGCATATCTAATAATAGCTCATCATCTGCATAATATGATTCACCGCCTTCTGTACCAGTAATACGTATTTTAAAGCTTTTTATATTATTTAAAAAAGTATCGTTATGCTTTTTTAATGATAATATTTGGTATGTATATGTATTTACCATTACTTATAAGATATTATTTGTATAATTGGTTTAAAAACTCTAGCTTCACCGCTGGATCCTGTACCATCTTGATAATACCTATCATTAGTGCTAAATTCATAACTAGAGCTATATTCTCTAAATCTTACGTCTAAGACTTTAGCAGTAGTCCAAGAAGATAGCTTTCCTGCTGATAAACTATCTGTAAAGCTACTGTCTATTTGTATTATTCCGCCTACTTCCCATTGGTCCTGATAATGATAATTCATATACCAGCTGTTTTTTGTTGCCGTAACTAGCGTACCATCCAATGCCATGCAAAAATGACCTATATTGGCCGTATCAGTATAGTATACACTTGTTTTGCATCTATAGCTAACATATTTAGTATCTGCTGGGGGAATATATGAAAAATTAGACCCTGTCAATTGCTGATAACTAGTTGTAGCAGCTATAACAGCGGTTGGGTTACCAGTAGTTACATCGCCATTATTTAAAGTGGTAATTACTCTACCATCTGCCTGAAACTCTATGTATTCAAGTACATTACTTGAAGAAGCCGCTGGAAATAAATCTGTTAAATTCCCCATATTATTGTCCTATTATTACCCAACCCTGAGCGGCCCCAGAGTATATTAATTCAAAACTTGCGGAAGCTGTATCTAATGTAAGATCAGATGCGCTACCCATTATATTATTACCATTTCTTCCAAGAACACAAGTCGTAGTTCCAGATCTATTTGATATTTTTATACTATCGCCTACTTCTGGTGATGCTGGCAGTGTTAAAGTTAAACTAGCTGTAAAAACATATAAATAACCATGCCCTACGGCATTGGTATTTGTTGAAATAACATCAACATTATATTTAATATCCGAAATATCAGCCGTTGAGGTGGGGGTGTATGATTGTGCGGCTTGAATACCGCCACCGTTTACAGATATTATTTCAATAGTATAACCACTTTGAGGTGCAATTGAAAATATTATATCACCAGCTGACAAAGAATATGTTGATTTTTCTTGGTATACACCTTGAATATATACCATTGTAAATTTTTCATCTGATGGACTACCATTTAATAACGTATAGTTTGTTGTAGAACCATTACCTATAAAATTATCATATTCTAAATACGATGCTTGCTGTAGATTAACAGCGCCTATAGACATTACTTCAATACTATAACCATTTTGTGGCGCCGTAGAAAAAGTAATTGTATTACCAGATACTGTATAAGTAGATTTATCTTGATAAACTCCTTGTATAAATACAAATGTAAAGTTTTCATCTGTAGGTGTTATACTTAAAGTAAAATCTACCGTACTTCCAT